CTTTCTCAATCCAATCATTATTCTTAATTCTTTTTTACCAACTTGTGGTAACTTTAAAGAATATGCCGCTCCCATTAAAGATATCATAAAAGGTCTTGTTCTCCAAGTTCTGGCTGGACCAGGATAACCTGCTGAACAAATACTCCATCTATTCTTTTCTTGAAAGAAATTAGATGAAAGGTTACCTAAGTTGTATCTCTTAAATAAAATCTGTTTACCATCGTATGTAAGTGGATAGTTTGATTCTCTTCCTTTTCTTGGAAACCACTCATCTTCTTTTAACAACTCGTTGTACCGAATACCTTTGAGTTTCATATAATCATCTCTAGCATCTTCTATTGTGTACTTATCAGTTGCATAAGGAAGAGGATACTCCATAAACAAATCTGCAAATGCTTCCTTTACTTCTAACTTATCAAAGTTCTTCTTGAGTAAAGTAAAATCTTCTTCAGATACAGTTGGATATTCTCCAACATAATTACCTTTTTTGTATTTATTTAGTATTGATTCTATCGTCATAAACTAAACATTCACAGTTTTTCTATTTGTTTCTCTATCTTCTATATCAAGATTATATATCTTACTACTTCCACCACCAGCTCTATCATCATCATGCCCTACATCTGTTGATTTTTTTAATTGTTCTTTCCTTTTTGAAAGACCACGCTTTACAGATGGCATTAAATATTTCTTCTTATTAGTTACCGATTCAGTACTTTGCCATTTGATATCATTAAACATATCTGCATCTATCTGATTATCCATTTTTTCAGTAAAAGCTTGTTCAAGATATCCAAGGATACAATTTACTACTGCAGAGTGGTCATTAGACCATAGATTTAAATCTCTCCCTACATGTCTTAGAATTGATTCATCTTGATTTGTTCTCTCGAAATCTTTACATAACTTTAACCAATTATCAAACTCTTTATGTAAATTTACATCTTCTACTTCATCTTTTGTTGTAATACAACCCCATTCTTCCATGTTTGTCTGTTTGATTATTTCAATACCTTTAGTAGTTTCCCAAAATGTGGTATTTGATTTGTGCATTGGGTTCATTACATATTCTAATACAGTTAAATAATCTTCTACAATCTTACTTAGATTTTTTAAATCAAATGTTGGTTTAAAAATTTCGTTTGTTGATTTATATCTATATTCCTTAAGATATTGTATGAAATAAAAACAAGTTATAAACAAACCTACTTTTTTAGTCAAATGTTTAAAATCTGATTTTTTAGAAATCTTTCCCCAAACTTTTAATAATTGTAATAAATCCTTATACCATGATTCTAGTGATTTTTCATCAACTGCATAAGTTGAATTTAGTAAAGAATTAAGAAGTTCTGTTTCTTTTGGGAATGCAAACTTGTTTAAGTATGTTTGATTTACTGATGTATAAAACAATATAGAAACTAAAAATTCAAAACCTCCATTAGTTTTTTTGAATTTTCCTGATTTTAACTCAAGACCAGATTCGGTGTATATCATCTTTTCTAACTCAGAATCTTCATCAGTTTTATCTGATGATTTTGATTTTATAAAATTAGTAAAAGGTGTTTTGGTAATTTTAAATGTATGCTCGAATTCAGACCAAGAAGTTGATGAATTACTAAACCAAATAAATTTAGATAGAGTATCCCATGAATCTACATTTTTTAGTTCTATTATATCAATTTTACATTCACTTAAATAACCTTCCCATATTTTTTCACAATCATCCACAGATATATTATGTAATTCTTCAATTCTTTGAGATTCATCTGTTGATGTTAGTTTTACCTTTAACTGATGTAAACTATCATATTCTACTTTCTTATCACCTATTTTAAAAGTAGCGTAATCTTCAATATGTGAACTATCTTTTTCTGCATTTAATGAACCCGCTAAATCTTGATACATTGTATCTCCTCTATGTTGTCCATTTATAGAAAAATAAACACCAACAAATTTATCATCTGAGAAATATTCTAAATCGTCTTTAAAAGAATTTAATCTGTAAGTGTAGTGAGATTTATTTTTTTTATCTTCAGCTGAATTACCTTTTGTTATTTTAATTTTTGTTTCTAATGTTTTAATTTCTAAGTTTATGATAGAAATAATCTCTTCTTGAGAAACTACATAAAATGCAGAAGAACCACCCATTCCATTTGTGGCGGCACCAACCATACTTTTTCTAACACTATTTTTTAATTTTTTTAGATATCTATTGATTCTTGTATCATTAATAATTTTGTTCTTTTCAAGAAAAAGTATGCTATCTCCTACTCTGATATGTACAAGTTTTTTTGATGTCGAAGCATTAATGAAGACCGATTCACCATCTAAATTGGTGAATTCATAATTTTTTACTAATTGCATTATTTTTAATTTTAGTTTATTTAGTTTATATTTAGTACAAATATACGAAATTATTTTTAATTATACAAGCTAAAACTGAAAAAACTTTTCACTTTTTATTTTTTCTAGTTGTAATCTGTAAATTACACCTGGTATTATACCTGTTTCTTTTGAATTCCATTGTATATCTGAATCGTACTTAAATCCATATCTTTCATAGAATTTACGAGCCCTTTCGTTGAAAGCTCGAACAGTTAATAATATATTACCAGCTTTTTTTGATTTACAATATTTTACAAATTCATCCAATACCTTTTTAGTTGCACCCTTTTGGGTTTGGTCTGATGCTATCTGATGAATAATAAAATCATTTGTTTTCTTTATCGTTGTTGCATTTCGAGATAGTTTACCACCATGTGTATATTGTGTAAATGTAATCATTACACCATCTTGTAAAACTAAATTACCTCGTTTGATTCTTTTAACAAGTTTGAATCCTTGTTTGTACATATGAGGAAATATATCAGGATACATATCGATAATAGCCATTGTATCTTCAATGACCTTATCCATCTCTTCACCTTCTTCTTTTATATGAACTACATTTAACCCCAAAACTTCTTTATATTTAAATCATCTTTATACTGAAACTGATTTTTCAATCTGTCTTTTAATGTATCTTTTATTTTTTCTATACCATCTGATGTTCCTGCTCCTTGTGCAAACCAAACTTTCTTTCTCCACAATAACTCATCTGATATTTCTCCTTTAAATGCTTCTCTTAACAATGGTTTCATATGTCCCTTTTCATTTTGGTACAATGGAGGAATGTTTAAAGAGTACTCTACAAATGGTCTCCAAGAGTAAGGAGTTCTAATTTCAACAGTACCACCCCACATCATAGATTGATTTTGTGATGGAAAGTTTCCTTTATGTACATCCTTTATTAATTTTCTTCTTGCTATATCATATGTTTCAGGTGTATAATGAAATGCTTGAATGTGTCCATAACTACCCCAAATCTCATCAGATAAATCACCACTAAACACTACCTTAAATCCATGTTTGTTTATTTCTTCACCTAATTTGATAGTTGCAAGTGCACTACCTATATTCTGCCATTTTGTTAATTCAGTTACATATAACGTAGTATCAATTGAATTCATGATTTCATCATTTGTCATATGAATTTCATGTAATTTGATACCAAATTCTTTTGCTGCTATTCTTGCAAACTTTATATCACTACCACCCTCTGTTGTTACTACAAATGCTTCTAATTTAGGATATAACTTAGATAAAAGGTATGTTGTTATTACAGAATCAATTCCCCCACTTAGAAGTGTACAAATAGGAACATCCGAAATCATTTTTGCTTGAACGGCTTCTCCTAATAAACTTCTTATATTCTTAATAATAGTATCTCTATCGTGTTCTATTATTTCGTTAGGTAGTTCATAGTAAGTTTTAACACTATGATATAGTGTTTCATAGTTGTATTCAACGTATGTACCAGGATAAACTGTCTTTACACTCTTCATGTAAATATCTGATAGAGGTAATCCTTTTTTCTCTGAACAGAATGCTAACTTATTAGTTAATTTATCAATTGAATACCAAAAAGGAAGTTCACCAATATAATCTCTAACAAGATATGCAGTTTTACTTCGTGTATCAATAATACAAAAAGAAAACATACCATCTAAATCTTTGAAAGAATCTACACCAAACTCTAAATAAGAATTAAGTATAATCTCAGTATCAGATGTTGTTCTGAATGGTATTGTTATTTTACTCTTAAGTTCATCGGTAAGTTTACTTCCCCATAGTTCACCATTGTAAACTATACAAACGGTTTTATCTTCATTCCAAAATGGTTGATTTGCGGTTTCTGATAAATCTTGTATAGATAAACGATTGTGAGCAAAATAGAAATCTCCAACTTTTTCAATAGTTGAGTTATCTCTACCTCTATGAATTATTTTATTCAATCCATCTTTTATAGAAGATGAATTGTAATTATTTCCACCGATAATTCCACACATACTAAAATGGAGCGTTTTGAACATCTCTCTCTATACAAGTACTCATATGGTCTGACCAATGAAGTATAAATTGTATATTAGATTTTAGATAGTTTTTTGGGTCAAATACTTTAAAATATTTTACATTATCTTCATCATACATACCATCAGTAAGTTTGATTCCGAAATATTCATTTTCATTATGTTTGATTCCATATTCTTGTAATAAGAAAAAAGTTCTATCAGTATGTGTTAAATAAGATAGTTCTGAATTACTAACATAAACTTTACCTTGATTCTTTACATGCCAATCTGAGGGATTTGTTACATAGTGAATTTTTCCTTTACTTCCTAACTTTCCTAAATCGTGGTGGAAAGCTGCAAATAATAATTCTTCTTGTGTAAAATCAATCGTACCACCTGCTTCTTTATAGAGTTTCATCATTCTGAGTGAATTTCTAGCTACATTCATAACATGGTCAATATAACCACCTTCATACGCATTGTGATAGTTTATGTTTCCACTCGCTGGTGATAACATTAGGTTTGGTCCTAATTCTTCCATTGAGTACATATGGAGTAATTTTTCTAATCTTTCTCCATCAAAAGATTTTTTAATTGCTTCGATAAACTTATTGTAGTTTTCTTCGAGTTTTTTTTCATCGTATTTATTCATAATTTTTAAGTTTTAAATGTGTGTCCAAGTTTTTCTATTTACAATTTCTTCTATATTCCAAGTAGATACTTTGTAATTACGAGCTATTACATTAGTAGAAAACCCTTGTGAATAGAGTTTTCTTATTTGTATTACTTGTTCTGAAGTTAATTTAGAACGAGGATGTGATTCACCTCGTAATCTATTACTAAAAAACCATAAGGTTTTCCCCATAATTTAATTTTGTTGTTCTCTGATTATTGGAATAGTAATTAAAGCATAATCCGCATATTGTGGATGCTTTTGTGTGAAATCACAGACTGCATCTAGTTTTAGTTTAAATGCTTCTGCAGTTTCAATATAGTATAGTACTTTAGTACCATCCATACTACTTAGTTTTTTACTCTTACTAAAAGGTACTTTTGGTGTACCTTTGATTTTTACTTCTTTGTCTTCTTGATGTACGAATTTTATTCCTGCCATATAGTATAAATTTATTTGTTACACAAATATACGAAAAATAAACGAGAAATCCAAGCTTTTTCTTAATTATTTATCTCATTGAGAGCATTTGTATATGCCATCTCTGATTGTAAACCAGCAAATCTTTGTATTTCTTTTCCGTCTTTTTCAATAATAACAGTTGGTACTGACCTAACAAAGTATTTTTGTGCTACTTCAAACTGTGAATCAATATCCACATCTTCGAAATTTATTGTACCAAACTTTGTTTTTACATTTTCCATAATAGGTGTTAACATTTTACATGGTCCACACCATTCTGCATAAAATTTCTTAACTTGTATCATATTAATTCTCCTTTTAGATTATATAATCTATGTTTTTTATTAGTTGATAAAACCTTTTCCTTAAGTTTTGTATTTATTTCTATTTTTAAATAATCAGATAGTTTTTTTAAACCATCTTCATAATATACTTCTTCATACCAAAAAATTGGAATGTTAAAGTTTTGTGATAATTTTGCTATAACATCTGAATGTTTATTGTATTCAACTAAACATCTATTTACTATCTCTTCATCTAGTATATTATATGGTTCTCTAATATCATATTTACTAAAATCATTTTTGTATTTTAGTTTTCTAAATGCCAAAGATTCAGATTGTTTCAACTTATCTTTTCTATCATATAAAATAACAGTATCAGATAAGTTTATAACATCTTTACCAAATTCGTATAAATCACTATAACCACTAGGTAACCTATGAATCATAAGTTTATACAAATTATTTTTTTTCAAAGAACCAAGTTCTCCTATATTATCTATAAAAGGTGAACTTTTTAAACCTAAATTTAAAACTTCCTTTAGGTATAACGATAAATTACTTGACCCACTTCGTGATGTACATAAAATACTAACCATCACACGCAACACAATCCGGGTCAACTGCTCTTGTTGCTATATCACCTCTAAGAACTGATTCAGTTCTCATATAATATAATGTTTTAATTCCTTGTTTCCAAGCTTCCAATGTAACTTGGTTAATCCATTTCGGTGATGCAATGGAAGGGAATGCTAAATTTAATGAAACTCCTTGGTCAATGTACTGTTGTCTAACACCAGCTTGTTTAACCAAATCCATTTGATTTATTTCTTTGAAAGTTCTGAAAACATCTTTAACATGATACACTTTTTCTCTATCTCCATTTTGGATATCCTCACAAAGTACCATTTTACCAGCTAAGTAACACCACTTATCAAGTTCTTTGATATCTTGTACCGAACCACCATCTTCCATAATCTTATCCCAAGTTTCTTTATTATTAATACCTACTTTTCTTAGAACCTTAACTAACTCATTGTTCTTTCTAATGAAAGTTCCTTTTGCAGTTTGTTCGGTGAATACATTCGCCGCCCAAGGTTCAATACCAGCAGATACATTTCCAGCTAATTTAGAGTTACTAACTGTTGGAGCAACTGCTCTTAAGTGAGTGTTTCTAAATCCACTTTCTCTACACCATAGAGGTTCACCATATTCTGATGCTAAATCTCTTGATGCTCTATCTGATTCTATCTTTAACTGAGAAAAAATCTTACGAGTTTCAAATTGAGCTTCCATACCTTCAAATGGAATACCATTTTGTTGTAGGTAAGTGTGCCATCCTAAAACTCCTAATCCTAATGCTCTACCCTTTTCAGCAGATGCAACAGAATTTTCAAATCCTCTCATGTTTTTAGCCTTTTGGATAAATTCAGAAAGTACTCCATCTAAGAACCAAGTTGCTGTATAAACTAAATCAGTATCTCTCCACTCATTGTACTTAGATAGATTTACTGATGATAAACAACAAACAAATGAATGGTTCTCATCTGTATGTAATGTAATTTCAGAACATATGTTTGTCATATGAACTTTTAATCCATTTTTTTTGTACATTTCAGGATTAGCTTTATTAACATTTCCTTTGTACATGATGTATGGTTCACCAGTTGCTTTTCTTTTTTGTAGTAATTTTCCCCACTTTCTTCTCGCATCAGGTTCTCCTTGTTCGAGTTTTCTCATAAACTTATCACCTACAACTGCACATTGGTGTAGATTAAGTGATTGTCTATTTACATCTCCTTTAGGTTCTCTGATTTCTAACCATTCTTCGAAATCTTTGTGGTCAATATTAAGGTTAACAGATGCTGCTCCTCTTCTTACTGAACCTTGGTTAGTTGCAAGTATCGTAGAATCGTATATTTTACAAAATGGTACAACACCATCTGATGTTCCGTTACCTGTAATAGTAGCTCCTGCAGGTCTAATTTGATTTACACCAATACCAACACCTCCACCATGTTTTGCAAGTAACATTAATTCTAAGTTTTTATTTCCAATATCATATATAGAATCGGCAACATCAATACCAAAACAAGATATAGGTAATCCTCTATCAGTACCAGTATTTGAAAGAACTGGTGTTGCTAAGTTTAACCAACCTTTCCAAATGTAATCAAAGAATTTAGTTGCTAACTGTGGTTTGTCTAATCTCTGAGCAACTCGTGTTGCAACTCTCCAATATGCATCTTTTGGTTTTTCACCAGGTAACAAATATCCTTTAGATATAGTTTTAACATATATCTCTGTATTTGCCCATGATGGAAAATCTACATCAAGTTCCCAACCTAATTCTTCTCCGTAGTTTGTTTTTGCCATTTTATATTAAATCTTTTATTATTTTTTCTTTATAGGTGACTTCATCTATAAAACTATATGTTCCTAAAATTTCCTCACCTTTTTTAATCTCTCTAATTGCAAGACCAGTTAAACTATCAATATTACCCAAGATTCCTTTTGTGTTAATTAAAGACCTTGGACTAGAAAACAAAAAATTAGAATCTTTTGTTAATATAAATTTAACATCCGAGTTATCATCTATAATATCACTCCCAAAAGAACGAAGTATATAAAGTAATACATCTTCAGGAAGTTTTTTTGCCAGTTTTAGTTTTACACTATACCAAGCAGTTTCACCTTCCCACTTAGGAAAAACTTCTTCTCCTTTTTCTATATCTACCAGAGCAAATAACCCAATTCCATCAATTTTACTAGGTTTTGCACAAGTTTTAATAGAGTTAGAAATATACTCAAGTACATTCATACTTTAAGTTTAAAATAAATCACCCCAATCTTCTCCTTCATTAGCCTTACTATAATCGGTAGGTCTAACTGCAAAGAAATCAGTATGAGTTAATCCACCTGTTAGGTGATAGAACCATTCTAGTTTTTCTGCTTTCGTTTTATCGAATTCAAAACTTGGTTCATAACCCAATTCTTGTAATTTTGTATTTGTTCTTGCTTTAATAAATTCTTTTAAATCTTCTTTTTCAAGATTTTCCAAATCTCCTTGTTCAAAAATCATATCAATAAAGTTTGTTTCTAATTCTACGATTAGTTTTGATGCTTCTTCAATTGATTCTTTACACTCATCTAATAACTCAGGATATTCATCACACATATGTCTGAATAATTGGCAACCCATTTTAGAATGTAGAGATTCATCTCTTACAGACCATTTCATTTGTTGTCCGATACCTTTTAGTAGATTTCTCATTTGGAATGAGTAGAGTACTGCAAATGAAGAGTATAGAGATACTCCTT